CAGGCCTGGTTGAGGGCTGCGGCACGGCGGCGGGGTATGTTCGCGGGGCAGATGTCAGTTGCTTGACGCTTTCACAGAAAAAATGGCGGTATAAGTCGCTTGTTTTGAATGGAGTTTTGAGGAGCCGTCAAATGTTTGACGGCTGCGGGTGTTAGCCTAGACCCAGAGAGAAGGGTTGCGGAAAACCGCTTGAGAAAGCCTTCGCCGGCGAGCGCCGGGGAAGGCTTTCTTTTTTTCGCGAGGGAGTTGATGGCGGCCAAGCGAGTCAACAGAGAGACGAAGCCGACCGGGCCCGGACGGGGAGGCAAGACGAGCCCGGGCAGGAGAGCAAAGGGGGCGGAGGCGAGGGAAGCGGCGGAGAACGCTGAGCCGGCGCCCGTGAGGGAGAAGGAGAAAACGAGAGGCGGAACAAGGCAGGGCGCGGGAACTACGGCCGCCACGAGCAAGGCCCGCGGCGGAAAGACGGAAGCGGGCAGGAAAAGCAAAGGAAAGGGACCCGGAAAGGCGTCGCGCAGGAAGCTGCTGGAGAGCGCTCTGGAGCGCGTGAGGCGGAAGCTGGAATCGGAAGAAGAGCCGACTCACAGCACGATTGGCAATCTGGTGCAGTTGCTGAAGCTCGACCGGGATTGGACGGACGACGACGAAACGCCTCATGAAATTCGGGTCTTATGGCAAGAGACGAACGGCGAATCATCGAGCGGCGAATAGGGTACACGCCGCTTCCGTCACAGAAGGCGTTTCACCGCAGCCGGGCCCGCTTTAAAGGATTTTCGGGTCCGGTGGGTTCCGGCAAGAGTCAGGCGTTGTGTCATGAAGCGATCAAATTGGCTTACATCAACGCGGGGAGAACGGGGCTGATCGGAGCGCCGACGTATCCGATGTTGCGGGATTCGACGATGCAGACCTTCCTGGAAATTTGTGAGCAGAGCAACCTCCCCGTGAACCTCAACAAGAGCACGAACACGGTGACGCTGAAGGACTGCAGGTCGCGGATTCTGTTTCGTTCTCTGGACGAGTATGAGCGGCTGCGAGGGCCGAATCTGGCGTGGTTTGGAGTGGATGAGATGACTTATACGCCGGAGGAGGCCTGGCTGCGCCTGGAGGCGAGGCTGAGGGATCCGCAGGCGTCGCGGCTGTGCGGCTTCGGCGTGTGGACGCCGAAGGGGTTTGAGTGGGTTTACCGGCGCTTTCGGGCCGACCCGGTGGAAGGCTACGAGCTGATCGAGGCCGAGCCGTTTGAAAACCGGTTCCTGCTGGAGAAAACTCCGGACTTCTACCAAAGGCTGCGGTCAAGTTACGGGGAGAGGTTCTATGAGCAGGAAGTGCTCGGCCGCTATATCCACCTGCAGGCCGGACAAGTCTACTACGGCTTCGACCGGCGGGAAAACATCGGTGACTTTGAAGTGGACCGGGACGAGCCTCTGATCTGGTCGTGGGATTTCAACATCAACCCGATGAGCTCGGTGATTTGCCAGAAAAGGGGCGGGACCTTTTACGTGTTGGACGAGATTGTGCTGGAGACTTCCTCTACGCCGGAAGTTTGCGAGGAGTTTCTGCTGCGGTTCGGAGAGCACCGAGCGGGAGTGAGGGTGACGGGCGACGCATCGGGAAATGCGTCGCAGACGACGACGGGGAAGAGCGATTACCAAATTTTGCACGAGTTCTTCCGGCGCCGCCCGCAGCTCAAGGGCCGCGTGCATCCGGGCCGGGCGAACCCGGCGGTCCGGGACCGCGTGAATCTGGTCAATTCGCAACTTAAGAACGCCCATGGAGAGCGGCGGGTGCTGGTGGACCGCAAGTGCCGGGAGTTGATTAAGGACTTTGAGCAGGTGTGCTACAAGCCGGACAGCGGGCAGATTGACAAAGAAAAGGACTCGAAGCGGACGCATCTTTCCGATGCGTTGGGCTACCTGTTGTGGTATGAGCTGCTGATGACGGGCCGCTACGGAGAACGGGGGCGGCGGCTTCTCTAGGACGCGGGGAACTATGGCGAAAAACAACCTGGTGGAACGATTGAACCGGGAGCACCCGGACTACAGCGCCCGCAAAGAAATGTGGCAGCGTTACTGGGACTTCTACGCTGGAGGCGAGCAGTTGCGCCGCAACGCCGGCCTGTACCTGGTGCGGCGGCAGAAAGAGCCCAATGACGTGTATGCGGAGCGTCTGTCGCGCGTCTTTTATGAGAACTACCTGGGCTCCTGCATTGACTGGTATGCAGCGACGCTGTTCCGGAGTCCCCCGCGCATCCACTTTGAGACGCCGTTTCCGGCGGTCCGGGATTTCTATGACGACTTTGTCGAGGACTGCGACCGCCGGGGCGGGCCGCTGGTCGAGTTGCTGCGGAAGACCTTCATCCACAGCCTGGTGTTTCGCGAAGCCTACGCGCTGATTGATTTTCCGCGCGTTGAGGGGAAGTTTGCAACGCGGGCGGAGGAGGATGCGACGGGGAAGTCGCGTGCATACGTCGTACCGTTCACTCCGAAGGAGGTCATCAACTGGAAGACGGATGCGCGGGGCGCGCTGGAATGGGCGGTGGTAAAGACAAAGCGGACGTTTCAAGAAGCGGCGGAAGAAGGCGGGTTGGTCAGCGAGGAGGTTTGGTCCTACTACGACCGGGAGCGGTTCCGGGTTTACTTGCAGCGGCGTCACGAAGCGGGCGGACGTGTCATTGAGGATGAGGACGCACGGCTTGTGGATGAAGGCGCCCATGCGCTGGCGGCGGTGAAGGAAGTTCCGCTGGTGAAGATGTCGTTGAGCGAGGGGTTGTGGCTGACGAACAAGGCGGCGCTGCTGCAGCTCGAACACTTCAATAAGTCCAACGCACTTTCGTGGGCGCTGCACATGGGTCTGTTCGCGATGCCGGTCATCTATTCCGAGCGCGATTGGCAACAGATCGTCGGGGAAGCCTATTACATTCAGTTGGGCTCGAACGACCGCTTCGGCTGGACCGAGCCGGAAGGGAAAGTCTTCCAAATCGCGGCGGAGAACCTGGACCGTCTGAAGAACGAGATCTACCGGGTTTGTTATCTGATGACACAAGCCGCCGGGAACGAGCCGAGGCATCTGGGGCAGAGCGGGGAGAGCAAGCGGCGGGACTTTGCGATTACGCACGAGGTGCTGCGAGCTTACGGCGCAACGGTGAAGGAGTTCGTGCGGCGGCTGTTGATCAAGATTCGGGCGGCGCGCCGCGACGAGGTCGAATTCGAGGTGGGCGGATTGGAGCAGTTTGACGCGCCGGACTTCGGCGAGGAGCTGGAGAACGCGATTGAGCTTCAGAAGCTGGGCATCTCGTCGCCGATCTTCCGCCGGGAAGTGCAGAAGAGGGTGGCGTTGAAGTACCTGGAGGGCAGCAGCAAGGAGATCCGGGCGGAGGTAGAACGGGAGATCGACACCGCGCAAAGGCGTTAGAAAGGGTCTGCATTTTGAAGAGAGGCGCGGGCTCGGGACCTGCCGTCGGGCAGGCTCGGGCGCCGGGCCTTTTTCTTTTTTGGGGTGACGCATATGGATGTGGAAAGAGATGAACGCGAAGCGGAAGCGCGCGGGGAGGGGGGAGACCCTGAAGCCGTGCGCAGGGCGATTCAGGAGTACATGAGCCACTCCGGGGAGCCGAAGACGCCGGACTGGAAGTCCAAGGCGGCCGAGGAACAACGACGCCGGCGCGATCTGGAAAGACGGCTGAACGAGCTGAAGGAAGAGCACCGGCGGACGCGGCAGCAGGCGGAGCAGTCCGAACGGTTTTCCGTGGTGCGCGACGCGCAGACGCCGGTGGACGAGTATCTGAAACGGTTCGTCGCGGAGAACCCGGAGTTTCTGCCGCCGCGCATCGCCGGCGGCTCGGGCGCGCGCGGCGCCGAGCAGAGCGAGCTATCGACGGCAGGGTTTGAACTTGAGCGGATTCGTCCCGGTATGAGCCGGGAGGAAACCGCGCAGGCGTGGAAAGAGGTTGCCCGCCTGGCCGGACTGAACCTGAAATCCGGATAAGCCGGGTGCAGTCGAGGTTCGGTAAGAAGACCTAACTTGATTCATCACAACAAGGAGGTTACATGCCCGCGATTACTTCGGCCAATGTAGCGCAGGCGATCGTCAAGCTGGTAGCGGCGGACGCTTTGCCTGCATTGATGGGAAACCTGGTCATGGGCAACCTGGTGAACCGGAATTATGAGCCAGTGTTGGGCCAGGCTGGGGACACGGTGAACGTTCCGATTGCTCCCGCAATGGCGGCGAACAACATTGCAGAAGCCGGTTCGGTGACCACACAGAACCCGAA